CGGGGTACCAGGTGGAGGGGTGCAAATTCGAGGTGAAGTACAAGTGCTGCGCGGCGAGTGGCACTGATCCTCCTTTAACTTCCACACGGACTGGATAACGGTCCGTCCACCGAAGCAAGTGTGCGATGTCGATAGCTCCTCTAAATTCATCGAAAATAACTGTAGCTTGATCGAGGTAGCCACACCAGAATTTGGTGCGTGGATCCTTACTGTATGCAAGATCTCCGGCCAGTCTCCAGGCACGATGTGACTTTCCAGTACCAGTAGGGCCCCAAAATACTGTAGCGGTTCGGACCATAGCAACTGGTTGTAAAGAATCGCCCCGGATTTTGCAGAGGTTGGGATAATAACGAACAAACACGTCTCCGGGGATTTCTTCCAACTCACCCCTTTGAGCACACCTTTTGACTTCATCCCAGTCAGTCTGGCTATTTCTTCGGAAAGGGCGCTCGCCGAACTCGAAGGGTTCTCCGATGCGTGTGAGATCTTTCCAAACGTAGTCTTCGGCGGCTTTGGATCTAGTGAGCTCCCAGTGTCCAACGTAAGGGGACCAGAGCCTTCTAACTTGGGCCAAAGAAGCTTTCGGCCTGGTGATAAAGAATACTTGGTAGTGTTCAAGCCCACCTTCACCTTGTTCAAGTTGTCCCCGTATGTAGCACACTCCATCAGGGAGTGCCGGAACCCAGGTAGCATCGGGCAGCGTACCAAGCCAATAGGTGCCTTGGACTCTAGAGGGGACTGGCACGACGGGTTGTGACATTCCATTTTGGATGATTTTTAAGTGGGAATTGAGCTTCTTATATACCTAGGGTGGCTGTGCATCACGTGACCTTAGATCAACCAATCAAATCGCTTGAAAACACGTGATGCGGAGTTCGGCCCGAACTTGTAGAACTCGTAGAAAATAGAATCCGCAGTAGTAAGTAATACTAGGGCACGGACATGCCCTTTGGTGCTTACTACTGCAGGATTCTAAAAAATCCACTGTGGTCGGGATTACCGCTCCCCCTAAAGGGGGCCCCCAAGGCGGGAAGGATTAAAACGAAATTCATATATAAGTTTTTATTAAGGCATAGGATTTGCTGTAATAGTTTCATCATCAGCATCAATAATTTGAGTAACATTGGCAGTGTTCCCTTGAACATACCCAATTTCATTACGTCTAATGCTATATCTGTTAGTACCAACAGCTCCAAAAGTGATTGTATCTGTGTGAAGATAACCAATTTTAGTACGAGCATAAGTGCAGCGATCGACATTAGTTGAAGGAAATGTTTCAGAATCTGCTGCAAGACCAACAAGAGCACCCTCAGTTACAACCAGTGGCATTAAAGTTAAACCTTTAAGACACACAGTTATATTCTCTGAGAGACTTTGCTTAGTAACAGATTTATTGTAAACAAACACACGAGACATCGATTGATTATCACCAGGCTGCAACATGAATACATCCTTGTGAATAGTTTTCCATCGTTTCGAGAAATTAGGAGGGAGTTCCTGTCCATGTAGAGTTTTTGATTCATAACCAAGAGTATTCCCTGTACCAACTGTAGTCGTAGGACCAGCAGCTGCACTAGGTTGCAAATACTTTCGCTCCAATAACACTTCGTCCCAAGCAACAGAAGGATAATCATCAGAGTTCTTGTTACATAGTAACCAATACACTCTAATCTTCATAGCTGTAGGGGACAAGTTCACAATTTGAACCTTGCTCTCCACTTGTTTAATAACAATTCGGTCAGAATCAATAGGTACGGCTGAAACAGTTGTATAAATTGAATTAGCAGTTGGAGGCACTGAATAAGGATTTAACAAAAAGGGATCAGTACCCCAGAGATACTGATAATTAGTAACATTAGTAGAAACAGAAGTACCCCCAATCTGATGACGCGTCAAACACGCTACACCATCACCAACATGTTGATACCCAGTAGCTGTATCCTCGGCAATGTAATCTTTTGCGTGAACTAACTGATAAGTACCCTCTGTCTTTGGTGGTTTCTTGTTTCCAACTATAAACACTTTTCGTGGCAAGGTGGCCCAGTCATTGTGCGAGCCAACACTACCTGCGTAATGACGAGGACGAGATTTACGAGTAAGTTTGCGATATTTAGACTTAAGAGCTTTAGCAACTTTAACTCCAGTGTCGTATGAACGGACGAGAGACTTTCCGACCCGGTACGCTCGTTTAGCCTTGCCATAAAAGTTGGCGGTGGATATTGCTGCTCGTTTGACATATTGTGGATCAACTTTCATCATAAAAAGTAAAGAATATTTATTCAATTAAAGGTTCTTCAGGCTCACGTTCAGTTACTTCAACTATGTTGAGTCTTCTTTCCAACGCTGCATAGGTGACTCCGTCAAGTTCGGGGTACCAGGTGGAGGGGTGCAAATTCGAGGTGAAGTACAAGTGCTGCGCGGCGAGTGGCACTGATCCTCCTTTAACTTCCACACGGACTGGATAACGGTCCGTCCACC